TTTGAGCAGTTTGGCTGGGTGTCTTTGTTCGTGGATATGGAGCGCGAGCACATCATCCAAGAGCGCGGGATCAATTATAAATATTACAGTGTGCCTCGGTTCCAGACGATTGCGGGTGCGCCTTACGCGTATTCTCCGGCGACGGTTGCGGCTCTGCCAAACGCACGGGCTTTGCAGGCAATGACATTTACACTGATGGAGGCTGCTGAGCGTTATGCTCGCCCGCCATTGACTGCAACGGCGCAAGTTGTTCGCTCTGATATTGATCTTGGCCCCGATGGGATCACCTGGATTGACAAAGATTATGACCAGAAGACGGGTCGAGCTTTGGAGCCATTGCTTCAGGATCGCGGCGGATACCCGATTGGAATGGACTTCCGCGAGAAAACGGTCGATGTGATTTCGTCTTGCTTCTATTTGAACCGCCTGTCTCTGCCTGAAACAACGCACGAGATGACGGCTTACGAAGTCTCAGAGCGCATGAAGCAATATCGACGCGAGAATCTGCCTTTGTTCGCGCCGATCGAGAAGGATTATAACGGCCAGCTTTGCGAGGCTGCGTTTGGATTGGCATTCAATATGAACCTGCTTGGAAGCCCGCATGATGTGCCGTCTTCACTCAGGGACCGCGACATTGAGTGGAAATTCAAGTCACCGCTCTCGTCTGCGGATGAGGAAAAGAAGGTTCAACAGTTCCAATTGAATGCGGAAATGCTTGCAACTGCGGTGCAGATGGACCCGATGATTTCCAACGATTACGATGTCCGTGAGGCGTTTCGCGATGCGGTCGAGGCAACAGGCAGCCCGGTCAAATGGTTGCGTGATATGGAAGAAGTCACTCAACTTGATCAGGTCAAGGCTGGCGCAATGAAGGCCCAGGCTCAGCTTGAGATGCAGGGTATTGAGGCGGCTTGACCCAGACGGTTCCGCAGGCGCTCGCTGTCGCGCCCGTCACACTTGAAGAAACGTTGGCGTTGAAGGCGCTGGCTAATGGCGATGCCACCCCGTTTCAGCAGAAGCTGGCGCTCGCTCTGATCATGAAGAAATTTAGCCGGGTGTATGACATCCCGTTCCTTGAGGGCAGTTCTGACGGATCTGCGTTTCTGATGGGGCGCGGCTTTGTCGGCAACCGAATTGACCTACACTTAAAGCAGTCCGTTAGCGTGCTGCATCCTGAAGAGGTGAAGAATGAGTCTTGATAGTCCCGCGCCTGCCGGTGATCCAGTTGTCGAGCCTGCCGCTGACCCGATTGTAAGCAACGATCCAGCCCCGGCTGATCCTGCTCCTGCTGATCCTGCTCCTGCTGATCCTCCCAAGTCATTCTTTGGCGAGGCTCCCGAGCACTGGCGTCAGGATGCTGTCGATAATATGCGACTCAATGACCCTGATGCGGCCTCTCGCGAGCTTAAACGCCTTGAGCGCTTCAAGACCCCGCAGGACTGGTTGAAGGCCACGTATGAGGCTGACAGAAAGATCCGCAAGGGCGAGATTTCCAGTGGATTGCCTGAGAACGCCACCGATGAGCAGCTTGCCGAATACCGCGAAGCGAATGGCGTTCCGGCTGAGGCAACTGGCTATGAGCTTAATTTTGGCGAGGGTGTCACGCTCTCGGAGTCTGATCAGTCAATAATTGATACGATGTTGCCCGTAGCTCATGCGGCGAACCTACCGAATGCAGCAATGTCCGGGCTCTCCAAAGCCTTCTTTGAGGCGCGCGCCAAACAGGCGTCTGAGCGCCATGCGCAAGATGAGCTGGATAAGCAAGCAACCAATAAACTCCTGCGCGAGGAATGGCAGAGCGACTTTCAAGCAAACACGAATATATTTTCAGCATTTGTCGATGGGCTGCCAGAAGACGCTCGTCAGGAGTTTTCCAATATGCGCGGACCAGGTGGCAAGGGTCTCGCGAACAATCCGGCTATCATTAACTCAATCGTTGATTTGATGCGCAAAGCCAATCCGACTGTGACGGTGGTGCCCGCTAATGATGGCAACCCGCTCAAAACGGTGGATGATGAGCTGGCGTCCCTCAACAAGATGATGCGCGATGATCCTGACAAATGGTATAAAGACCAGGCGGCTCAAAAGCGCTGGCGTGATCTAACCGACGCCAAGGACAAGCTGGCCGCTCAATAGAATTGAGGGTGGGGCTGACGGGCTCCAATCTCCTTGCTCGTGGGAACGAGTTAAAACCATCCACTTAAAATCCGATGCAAAGACCCTGAAAGCATGAAAGCTGGCCCCGGAAACGGCTAACCCAAGCGCATGTGATCGGCTAACTCTGACGTTTCGGCAAATCAAACCCAATTCATTCAAGGAATTATCCAATGGCTGATACTGCTTTCCAGAAGCAGTTCCGTCAGGAGTTCATTGCCGGGTACGAGAAGGCTGATTCTTGTCTCACAATGTCAACGACTACGGAACACACCGTTCGCGGTAATGAGGCTGAGTTCCTCATTGCTGATTCGGGCGGCGCTAGCGCTACCACGCGCGGCAACAATGGCCGCATCCCGGCCCGTCACGACAACAACACGCAGGTCACCTGTACGTTGGAAGAGTGGCACGACAAGGTTGAGAAGACCAACTTCAACATTGAGTCTTCTCAAGGCGATCAGCGCCGCATCATGCAGGATACAACCCGCATGGTCATCAATCGCAAGCGCGATGAGTTGATCCGCACTGCATTGAATGCAGCCACGACCACATGGGGCGCGGCGGCTGTGCCAACCCTCACGCTGGTGACTAAGGCTCGAACAATCCTGCGCAATAACAGCGCTGGTGATGGTGAGATCTTCGCGGCTATCACCCCGGCTTATCATGGTTATCTGATGGGGCTGAACCAGTTCACTTCTGCTGATTTTATTCAAGACAAGAAGTTTGAAGGCGTGTCGAAAGACAAGGCTTTCTCCTGGTACGGCGTCAACTGGATTATTGATGAAGAGCTCACGGGTGTCGGCACGTCATCTGCGACCTGCTTTATGTATAACCGCACATCAATTGGTTCGGCGATGCACAAAGAGGGCATTGACACAGAAGTCGGTTATAATGGCGAAGATGCTTACTCATGGTGCCGTGCTTCGGTTCACATGGGTTCGAAGCTTCTCCAGAATGCCGGTGTAATCAAGATGCTGTCTGATGACAGCGCTCTGTCATCTTAAGGAGATTATGAGAAATGGCTTATAGCGATTCAACTGGTCCCGAGCTGGTAGTCGGCCTCCAAAGCTTCCGGCTTTGGGTCTTGAAAAACACCGACGCCGTCACGGCTGCTCGTGTCTCTGGTTACATTACAGACGGTTACGATCGCGGGATGCGTGCGAACGATCTGCTGATGTATATCGACACTGACGCGTCTCCACCGACAGTTCAATTGATGGTCGTATCCGAACCATCGGCTGGCGTGGTTGACCTGTCTGACGGTACTGCTGTCACCGCGACCGACACAGACTAACGCAACTGACCGAGCTGGCTTTAGGGTCGGCTCGGTCTCCCCATTTACAAGGAGCTTTCATGAGCACACCCCGCAATCCGTTTACCCGCAGCCAGATGCAGCGTGCAGAGTTTGGCTATTCTGGCCACACTGTCACCGCTCCGCGCGGGACGCAGCCTGATGAATGCCTTGACCCACACCTATGGTCTTTGGTGGCTGAGCCATCACGCCTGAAGGTATTTGATGAGATCCGCGTGATCGAAGCCGATGGCGCCTGGATACAGCGCTTGATTGTGACCTTTGTTAAGGGCTCGATCGTGCATGTGGCTCGCGAAAGTCTCGCTGAGCTTAAGACCACCAAAAAAGAAGCGCCCAAAAAGGCTGCGCCTAAAGCGACCGGCGAACGATATAAAGCTGAGTTTCGCGGCCCTCATGCGCGTTGGTGCGTGATTGATACTCAGGCTGCGACTGCGGATAAGCAGAAGATTGAGCAGGGCCTTGAGACCAAAGAAGACGCCGAAGCCAAGCTCAAAGAGCTTTTGACACCGGCCTGATGTAGTTTTAGAGGTATAGATGGCATTCACGGCAACTGATTGGAGCATAACGCGCTCTTCTGGCAACGTGCGTTATATTGGCGATGACCATAGTGG